TCTGCACAAGGCATATGTCCGGGATCGCTACTGGTCCGAGGTATCAGCCCGGACGGGATTGCGCCATGTGACTCGACCACGTAAATCATGCTGCGTCGGCCAGTTCGGCAAACGTCATACGCTTGAACACTGCCCGCGTCTTGAGCACATCGTTTTTGCAGTAGTCCGCGACTTCCTGCAGCCGGCCGGCCTGCACCATCGGCCACACATCGGCGCCGGTGATGTCGCCCTTTCCCGGCAACCCGAGCGCCAGGCAAAGTTTGTCCAGGCTGATGCGGTTGCCAACGCCCGCAAACTGAACCATGGTGTCGTAGACCTTTTCAGATTCCCAGGGCTTGGCCTGCGCTGCGCGGGCGATGATGTGGTGCGGCTTGATGCCGTTGACGATGTACCGCTGAACCAGAAACCGCAGATCGAAGGCGCTGACGTTGTGCCCGACGATGGTGGTTGAGAATGCATCGGATGCTTCAAACTCTGCCTTCATGGCGTCGTTGACTGCCCGCAGGACATCGGCTTCACTGAGGCCAGAAATCACCAACGGTTCACCGTCATCACGCAAGTCCATGCCGACGCAAACAACCTGCCCGAAAGCGCCATCCAGCCCGGTCTTGTTCACGGCTTCTTCAACCGCTGCAGGCTTCTCGGTTTCGTTCCATGCTGCGATGGTTTCGGCCTTCTTTATGTTGCCGGGGTGGGTGACGGTCGATGCGATGAAAGCGCGGACATCATCGCGCTGCGTCGGGATCGTCTCGATGTCAAGGTAGATTGTTTTGATCATGGTTATGCTGCCTTTGAAATATTTGTTTCGTTCGCCACAAGTGCATGCGCTTGCTTGTGGTGCGTTTGACAGAGCCACACGACATCCAGCGGCCTGTCATAGTCAGGATGGTGGGCTTGTGGCTTGCCACTGCATTCCGGCACCGCGCATACCGGCCATGGAATGAGTCTTCCGTCGCGCACTGCATTGCCCACGATATGACTTGCTTTGCGCCGCTTCGGATGCTTGGCCGCCCATCGCAGAACGGCGGCTTCATGGCTATTGTCGTAAGCCGGCGTGCCGCGATACTCCTGCCGCGCTGCAACTCGGTGCGGCATCGATCCGCGCATGCGGTCATATGCACGCACCCGCTCCAGATTGGCCTGCCGGTACTTGGAGACACTGGCCTTGATGCAGTCCTTGCATTTGCTCGGACTGCATTTATAGAAGCCCTCTGCAGGCTGATCTTGAAGACAATGGTTGCAGCGCATGGTGTTGACCATCAAAAAGGAATCGAGTCGTCGTCCATGTCGTCAAATCCACTAGACGCTGCGCCTGATGCGCCGTGCGCTGCGGCGGCTGGCTTTGCGCCACGGATAGGCCGGTGCCGCAGGGCCTGCACCATGCGCGGCAATTGCTCTGGCGTCGTCTTCTTGTCCAGAATCTCGCTCGCCGTCAGTTCAGTGTTGGCCTGGAACAAACCTTTCAACACCATCCGCGTCCCGGTGCCGCCATTGTTCTTCGGGTAGTCCTCCGTCTCCAGCAGGACGCCGATTGGCTTGTTGCACAGGTCGGGGAACACTTGACCCTGCACGGTGTCTTCACTGCGGGTGTCGTTGCTCCATTTCGTGTAGCTCCCGGTCTTCGGAGCGATGGTGCGCAGCGACAGGCATGTCATGATGGCCGACAGCGCATCAAACCCCATCAACTTTTCGCCATTGGCCTTTTGCGTGTAGATCGACACTCGCGCCTTCTGACCGGCGCCAGACTGGAACGTGAGCGCGATTCCCTTCGTTCCTGTTGAGGCGGTCACATCGACGGCCTGCGTGAATGTGCCGATGTATTTGCCGATTTCGGTGATAGATGCGCCGGTGGTATCGGCTTTGCGGGCGGCTTGCGGGTCAAGGTTGTACATGTGTGTTGTCCTTTGTGAGTGGTGGCATCAGGCGGTCGCCGTCAGTCCATAGAAATCGCATATGGCCTTATCGACCTCTGCAAGATCATTCGTGATGTGCTCGGACTCGAACATGCCAATCGGGCTTTTTGTCGTGTCCGAGCCGTTGTTCTGCGTGAGAAACAGGTACTGCCCATTGATGACTGCGGTACGCAGTACGATGGTCAGCAAGCCCTCAATCGTGATCTTCTCGTCCAACAGCTTGCCGATGGTCTTTGCCTTGGTCTTGCCCGATTCGTCGGTCGTGCTGTGGGCGAGGATGTAGATACGCTTGTCCGCCGACTGGCTGGACGCGGCCATCAGAATTTCCCATGCGTCTTTGGCGATGTCGGTGAACTTCTGAAAACCGGTTTCCGCACTTCGGCGCATGAAAGCATTCGCCAGGATGTACTGAAAGTCATCGATGACGATGATCGGCTTTTTCGTGCGCTGCATCATGCCGATGATGGTCGGCGCCGTGTCCGAATGGATCACCGAACCGTCAGGCGTGTTCTTGTTTGCCGGCTTCCACTCGCCCGACCGGAACGGCAACGGCTTGCGCACTGCCTGAATAAGCAATACCTCCTTCGGGTCCATGTTGCGAAGGCTGGTTGTCTTTCCGGTGCCCGATTCGCCAATGATCATTGTTGCGATGCTCATGTGTTTCTCCTGTGTGAAATGTGTTCTGTTCGATCCATAGTTCGGCCATAACTTCGGCCTCGAATTGCGCCTGACTCACGGCCTGCTCACGCTGCGACTTCGACTGGAATCCACTCTTGGACCTCGGCCAGCCGGTTCAGGGCTTCGTTGAAGGACATTCCGAAACGATCGGCAACGGATCCAGCGGCCCACGCAATGACGTCGGCGTCCGATGGCTCTTGCGGGCCATCCAGAATGTCGCCACCGTCCGCCTGCATGAACGGGTCGGTGTCGACGGTTCCCAGCGGCGCCGTCCCGGTGGCTTCGACTTCCTCTGGCTGGATTTCAGTGACAACCGTCTCCAGTGCCTTCGCTTCGGCGGCGCGGCGATCCTGCTCGGCCTGGAACTCGGCACGCTGGCGGGCCAACTCGGCGCGCTGCTCTACCAGGCGCAGTTCCTCGGCATCACGTGCGGCGCGCGCTGCGGCTTCCTCGGCGTCCCGGGCGGCCTTGGCCTTGGCTTCCTGCTCGGCGCGCTCCTGGGCAGCAATGCGTTCGGCCTCGGCAACTTCCTTGCGCTGGCGCTCCAGTTCAGCGGCAATGCGGGCATTCTCGGCACGTTCAGCGGCCAGGCGGGCTGCTTCGGCTTCCTGCTCTGCCTTGATGCGGGCGCGTTCCTGTTCTTCGGCCAGTTTGATGTCGCTGATTTCCTTCATGCGGGCAAGGGTCGCCGTGCGGGTGTTCTCCGCTTCCTCGGTGAACTCGTCGAAGCCATCCAGCACTTGGCCGGTCATCTTCTCGATCAGGCTTTCGACCATGGCCGACGTGCGGCACTGCAGCGCCAGGTTGCCGGCCTCGCGGATGTCGGCAATGCGCAGGTGAATCTGCTCGATGCGCAGCCGCTCGATGCGCTCGGCCTCGGCCTTCTCGGCTGCGCGGGCTGCGTCCCATGCATCGCGCAGGGCCAGCAGGCGGGTTTCCTCGCCCTCGGTGATGGCGATCAAGGATTTTTCCTCGGCGATGACGGCTTTCTGGAATGCAGCGGCATCCTCGCGCGCCGCCTTGCCGGTCTTGGTGATGGTTGTCCGGGCGCGGACCAGCGCCATCGCGGCGGAATGGCATTCCTCGCGGCCAGCGGTGTTCTTGACCTCGACGATGTTGGCCGACTTGGCGACCAGTTCCTTCAAGTCCTTGCGGGTCTGCTCGGATGACAGGGCCAGCGCGGCGCGGGCGGTCACGGTCAATGCCGTGGTGGGTTCTTCAAGCAATTCGATTTCCATGGTTTTCCTCTATGGTTGAAGTGGGTCAGCGAAAAATGGCGATGGCAAACACTGCGGCGATGGCAACCAGCGCGATCGCGGTCCACCATCTGGGCGAGTAGTCGCGCGGGTCGTGCATCGGCTGCAGGTCGTTGCTGGTGTATGGTCCGAACGCCTCGGTGAGCGTGCGCGGATGGCGGCGGGTGTTCACAGCGTCCCCCGCATGCTGTCCACGATCTGCTGCACATCGCGGTCCGACTGCTCGCGGTCTTCGTAGCGATCGACGTCGAGCTTGCGGTCAGCGTTGCGCATCACGGCCCACACGATCAGCGCCCAGAACAGCACGAAGAACAGCGCGGCGCCGAGGATGTAGGCGACGATGGTCAGGGCGGCGATCATGCGATCACCCCGCGCAGCACATTCATCGTCCCACGGTCGTATTCCCCGACAGCAGCGCCACCGCTCGAGCGGCACTGCGCATCGTCAGCAGCCCACAGCGCGGCGTTTTGCTTGAGTTCCTGCACGTTCTTCAATGCATCAGTGCATTTGTCCAGCGCAATGCAGATCGGGTCGTCGTATTTCCTGCCGCCAGCGATGGCCAGCAGGATGTCGATGATTTCTTCCTCGTCCAGGCTGTTGCGGCAGTAGGCCAGGACTTGGGCTTCGGTGGCATATGACATCGGGTCCCCTTTGTTACGCCAATTGCGGCGTGTTGGGAGAATTGAACCATAGTTCATTGCGTATGTCAACTAAAGTTCACGATGTCATGTAGGGATAAACCCTAGTTCAGCACTTCATGGATTGCGCCCAGTTTGAGTGCAGAATGCCCATACACATTTGCATGGGGGGGAGTTGTGCGGTTCGATACATTCCGTATGCGTAGTGCGTCCCCCAGTCTGACCCCGTAATCTGTCATTGCAGAAGAATAGCCATCGGCGATGAACTGTTGTTGCATTGTGTTCTGAACTATGGTTCAATACGGAAATGGACAAGAAAACTGCAATCGATCTTCTGGGGGGAACGATCCCCGCCGCAGCCAATTCGCTCGGCACCAGCTACCAGGCGGTGAAGAAGTGGCCCGATCCCTTGTCGCCGCGAATTGCTGACCGCGTAATCGCGCACCTGGCCCGGACGAAGCTCACGCAGAAGGCCATGGACAAGCTGACGAAGCAATCTGGCGACAGTCCTGCGCCGGTCACACCACGCCCACTGGCCGAGACGGCAGTGGCCCGGCCTGCAGTTGCAGCCCGCGCCGCCTGAGAGATTGCATTTCCACATGCAAAAAATTTTGCCCGTTTGAGCCTCTCAACACCTCACAAGGATTTTGCGGACCATGGATCAGATCGCCATTCCGGTCGAAGTGACGCCGAAGGAAATCGCCCGCGAAACCACGCTGGGCGATGCGATCGGTCTGTGCGCCAAGGCAGCCGGCTACGAGGGGAAACAGATACAGGACGCACTCAAGGCCGACAAGGCGCAGTGGTCGCGCTGGGTGTCCGGGCAAGAGGGCGTCATGTGGCCCAAGTTCGTCGCGCTGATGGACCTGTGCGGCAACGATGCGCCGGTGCTGTGGATGCTGCACCGGCGCGGATACGACCTGTCCAGCCTTCGCCGGCTGGAAACAGATACCGAGAAAGAAAACCGGCTGCTGCGCGAAGAAAACGCCGCACTGCGCCGGGTACTACAGGGGCACTAATGGAATACGAAACTTTCATTGCATCCAAGTCGCGGGCGCATGTCGTGACCGGCTTCGACCCGGTTGCCATCAAGCCGCATCTGTTCGACTTCCAGCGGGCGATTGTTGAATGGGCCTGCAAGCGGGGACGCGCTGCGATCTTCGCCGACACCGGACTGGGCAAGACCGCCATGCAGTCTGAATGGGCGCGGCAGGTCGCCGGGTTCACTGGTGGCCGCGTGTTGATTCTGGCGCCGCTTTGCGTGGCACAGCAGACCGTCGAGGAAGAGGCCAAATTCGGGACGCAGATCAAGTATTGCCGCGAAGAATCGCAGACCGAAGGCGACATCATCATCACGAATTACGAGATGGTGGATCACTTCGATATTGCATCGTATGCCGGCGTCGTGCTCGATGAATCCTCGATTCTCAAGAGCCACGATTCCAAGACCCGCGCCAAGATCATCGAACTGTTCCGCGACACGCCATACAAGCTGTCATGCACGGCAACCCCAAGCCCGAATGACCACATGGAGCTTGGCAACCAGGCGGAGTTCCTGGGCGTGATGACGGCGACGGAAATGCTGGCGATGTTCTTTGTTCACGATGGCGGAGACACCAGCCAATGGAGACTCAAGGGCCACGGCAAGACGCGGTTTTGGGAATGGATGGCGAAATGGTCCGTATGCGTGCGCAACCCTGCCGACCTTGGATTCAACGGTGACGCCTACATCCTTCCAGGCCTTGCCCTGCATGAGCACGTCATCGAGTCGCCAGAGGCATTGCCGGGCCAGTTGTTCGCCGGTCTTGCGCAGACCTTGACCGAGCGCCGGGACGCCAAGCGCCAGAGCCTTCATGACCGCGTGAAGTTGGCCGCCGATCTGGTGAACAGCCACGACCGGCCCGCCATCGTCTGGTGCCACCTGAATGACGAATCAAAGGCGCTTGCCGCTGCCATTCCCGATGCCATCGAGGTAACCGGCTCGATGTCCGCCGACGAAAAAGAGCGGGCAATCATGGCATTCACGCATGGCGACAAGCGCGTCATTGTCAGCAAAGCATCCATCTGCGGATGGGGGATGAACTGGCAGCACTGCCACGACATGGTATTCGCCGGGTTGGATGACTCCTTTGAGTCGTATTACCAGGCCGTGCGCCGCTGTTTTCGCTTTGGCCAGAAACACATTGTTGACGTGCATCTGGTGTCGGCTGAATCAGAGGGCGCCGTCAAGGCGAATCTTGAGCGCAAGCAACTGCAGGCCAATGACATGGCCGATTCGATGGTTGTCCACATGCGCGAACTCACGAA